AGAATGCTCGATAACCTGTACTTGACTAACAATGCCCGTCTTGGCGTAGTGGATGGTCAGGTCAACCTAGATGATGCGCTTAATGCAACACCCGGCGGTATTATCCGCATGAAGTCTCCCGGCGCTGTGATGCCGATTGAGGTTCCGTCTGTTACGGCTCAGGCATTCCCGATGCTGGAGTACATGGATCAGGTTCAGGCTAAGCGTACAGGTGTTAGCGACTCGCAACAAGGTCTTGATCCGGATGTGCTCAATAACGTGAGTGCTACGGCTATTGCTGCGATGATGAAGTCTAACTCTGGCAAGCTGGAGTTGATTGCTCGTATCTTTGCTGAGACTGGCGTTAAGTCGCTGTTTAGAGGCATTTTGCACCTGCTTGGCAAGTATCAGGATGAGGCCAAGATTGTCCGTATGCGTGGCAAGTTTGTGACTTTTGATCCACGTACATGGGCTAATGAGTACGACGTATCGGTTAATGTTGGTCTGGGTTCAGGTGACCGTGAGCAGAAGCTGGCTATGCTGAATATGATTAGCCAGAAGCAAGAGCAGATCATTCAGGCTTATGGCCCATCGAATCCATTGGTTAGCGTTGCTCAGTACCGTGACACCTTGGCTCGTATGATTGAGGCTGCTGGCTTTAAGGATGCGTCTGTATTCCTTAACGAGATTAGTCCTGAGCAGAATGCTGCATTGTCTCAGCCACAGCCACCAACACCAGATGCACAGGCAGAAGTGGCTCAAATGCTAATGCAGGTAGAGCGTGAGAAGACACAAGCTAAGTCGCAGATTGATGCGGCTAAGTTGGATCTGGAGCGTCAGACATTGGAAGCAGAATATACCCGTAAAGGTATAGAACTCCAGATGAAGCAGCAGAACGATGCGGCGGATATGCGTCTAAGGGAAGCAGAACTTGCGGTGAAACAGCTTCAGGCTATTCTAGCTATGGACATTGCTGACGAGGAATCCCGTAACAAGCAAGCCGATATTGTCTTAAAGGCAATCCGTGAGCTTGGCAATCTGAATAAGGTTATGTAATGGATAAATCAGCATGGGCTGAACATATGCTACGAGACGAGTGGTTCCAAGAGATGATGCAGGAACTACGCTCGGTAGAGATTAACAAGTTTGCAATGAGCGATATGAACGATAAAGAGGTACGTGAGAACGCTTATATGCAACTTAGGGCATTGGAATTGATAGAGACTTACTTAGAGGGACTTGTTTCTCAGAAGCTCATAGATGAGAAGCGGTTAAAGATTTTGTAACCCGAATCGGGCGGTTCCCGATATAATTTAGGAAATATATATGAGCGATACTCAGGGCACGACTCCCGAATCGGGAAATGCGGAGTTAACTGTAGGTGGTGCAGCTAACGCTATTTTGGGTCTTATGGGCAGTGACGAGGGCTCCGAACCGGAACAACCTGAAGCACAGACCGAAGCCAACGATAGCGAGGCCGAATCTGATGAGCCTGAATCTTATGAATCAGACGAGTCAGAGGTAGAACAAGATGATGAAAGTGATGAGCAAGAGGAGCCTCCGAAATACCGGGTTAAAGCCGCTGGTGAGGAACGTGAGGTAACCCTAGACGAGCTAATCAAGTCTTATCAACTTGGCACAGACTATACAAAGAAATCGCAAGCCGTAGCTGAGGAGCGCAAGGCGGTTGAAGCAGAGCGCCAGCGTATCGATGAAGCTAGACAACTTCGAGATCAGTATGCGGATAGGTTGCAGGTTATAGAGCAGATGCTCAACCAGCAGCCGCAAGAGGAGAATCTGGATTACCTTAAAGAGAATGACCCGATTGGGTACGCTGTTAAGGTTGCAGAACTCTCTCAGCGGGAAAAGCAATTAGCTCAAGTTCAGGCCGAACGTCAGCGAATTGCACAGCAGCAGGAAATGGAACGTCAGGAGCAGCTTGGTCATGTAGTACAGGCCGAAGCTCGTAAGCTGGCAGAGGCAATTCCTGAGTATGCTGATCCGCAGAAGGGTGAAACAATCAGGCAGCAGCTACGGGAGTTTGGCTTAAAGGCTGGTTTCTCTGATGGCGAATTAGCGAATGTTTATGATTCGCGGGCAGTTCTGACGCTATACAAGGCAATGCAGTATGACAAGTTACAGTCTGCAAAGCCGGGCATAACGAAGAAGGTTAGTGAAGCTCCGAAGGTAATTAAGTCGGGTGTTTCTCAGCCTCGTGATAGCCAGAGCGAGGAATTGCGTAAGTTAAAGGCGCGAGCAAAGCAATCCGGAAGGGTCGCTGATGCCGCAAGAGCATTTGAGAAATTCTTATAGGAGTAGTTAATCATGGCAACATTTACCGCACACAGCGCTATTGGTCAGCGCGAAGATTTGACCGACATCATCTATGACATCTCGCCAACTGAGACACCATTCATGTCTTCTATTGGCAAGACTAAAGCTACTGCTGTTTATCACGAGTGGCAGACTGACTCGCTGGCTGCTGCTACCACTGCTAACGCTGCTGTTGAAGGCGCTGATGCAAGCTCCGCAACCCTGTCACCTACCGTTCGTCTGGGTAACTACACTCAGATCGTTCAGAAGACTGTTCAGGTTTCCGGTACTCTGGATGCAGTGAACAAGGCTGGTCGTAAGTCTGAAAAGGCTTATCAGTTGGCTAAGGCTTCCGCTGAACTCAAGCGCGATCTGGAAACCATCCTGTTGGCTAATCAGGGTCGTTCGGCTGGTACTTCGACAACTGCCCGTAAGCTGGGTTCGCTGCTGTCGTGGATCAAGACCAATAGCTCGGTTGGTTCGGGTGGTTCTGATCCTGCAACTATCGGCGTATCGACTCGTACTGACGGTACACAGCGTACTTTCACCGAGACTCTGCTGAAGACTGTTGTTGCTGAGGTGTTTGATTCGGGTGGTTCGCCTAAGATTCTGATGGTTGGCTCTGCTGGTAAGCAGAAGGTTTCGTCGTTTGCTGGTATCGCTGCACAGCGTTACATGGCTCCCGGTAACACACCAACCACTATCGTCGGCGCTGCTGATGTCTATATGTCGGATTTCTCGACAATTTCTGTGGTTCCTAACCGCTTTATGCGTAATCGTGACGCTCTGATTATCGATCCAGAATACGCAGCTTTGGCATATCTGCGTCCTTTCCAGACTAATGATCTGGCTAAGACCGGCGATAGCGAGAATACTCAGCTTCTGGCTGAAGTTACTATTGAAATCAAGAACGAGGCTGCTCACGGCATTATCGCTGACCTTGATATGTCTCTGTAATTAAGTAGCAAATAGCCCCTGCCTAACGGTGGGGGCTACCTACAACTAAGGAATTTATGAGCAACCCGATACGGACTCAGACAGTACATGCAGACGGTGATGGCGGCATAATCATCGAAACAAAACAGGACGTTACCGAAATCATTGAGGCTAACAAAGCTCAATTAGATTTTGATAAGCAGCGCAAAGGTCATTTAAACGAACTTCATCACGTAGCTAGAATCCCATTCACGGTGATTGATGTACTTAATCAACGTGGAATAATGAAGGGATTTCAGGTCGTGGATGATGTTGGATTTGCTAAATGGCTAAACGATCCTGAAAATGCTATCTGGAAAACGTATCGAGGAACAATATGAGAGTTGGTGTTTGTGTCCCATGCCGGGATGAGGTTCATACAGGTTTTGCTTTCGACTTCGCAAAGATGGCAGCACACGATGCTTCCGTTAGATGCAAGGACGGTAAAGGTGGACTAAGCCTTTACACAATGCCGGGAACCTTGATCTTTGACCAGCGTGAGAAGTTGGCAGAAGTTGCTTTAAAGGAAGGCTGTGATGCTGTCCTGTTTATCGACAGTGACATGAGATTCCCGCCTGACATAATTACAATTCTGCTAAGTCGTAATGTGCCGATTGTTGGGGTGAATGCTACAACAAGACGCAAGCCGGTGACACCTACGGCTAAGTTAATGACGAAGTACATGGATGGCGAAACCTTGGTGCATAAGTGGGAAAACATAGACTCTCGCGGCAAACAAGGGATTGAGGAAGTGACAGCGGTTGGCTTTGGTGCTGTGATGATCCGCAAAGAGGTATTTGAGAAGACAGGACGGCCTTGGTTTGATGCTGGCTGGGGTAGTAGTGGTGTATGTGGTGAGGATGTCTATTTCTGCGTTAAAGCCGGTTCTGAGGGCTTTCAGACGTATGTAGACCATGAGTTATCGATGCACATCCGGCACATTGGCACTTACGAGTATGGCTGGAAAGATTTTGAGCAATTAGAGGAATAACATGGCGTTTACTAGCTACTCGGAACTAAAGACTACGATAGCAAATTACCTTGCTCGTAGCGATCTAACGTCGGTTATCCCTGACTTTATCCGACTAGCTGAGACACGGTTACAGCGAGATATTAGAACCCGTCAGATGCTGGTTGTGGCTACGGCAACAACTACTGGCGGTGATTCAACTGTTGGACTCCCGACAGACTTCCTAGAGATGCGCGATATTCATCTCAACACGACTCCGGTTACAACCCTGCGCTACAAGGCTCCTAACAGCTTCTACGAGACTTCTAGGGCTACTGAGAGTGGTAAGCCAGTGGACTACACGGTGCTTGGCTCTGAGATGCAGCTAGCCCCGATTCCAGACACATCATACACACTGCAAATGCTGTACTACGGTAAGCCTACCGTATTGAGTGACAGCACTGCTTCTAACGTATTCCTTGCAAATTATCCTGATGCGCTGTTGTATGCGTCTTTGGCTGAGGCAGAGCCGTATCTGATGAATGATGCAAGGGTTCAGACTTGGGCTGCTCTGTATGAGCGTGCAATCACTGCAATCAATACATCTGACCAGTCTAGTGAGTACAGTGGTCAACCTATGTCAATGTCTTATAACGTGAGGTAAATCTGTGAAACATTGCTCAAAATGCAATGTTAGTAAGCCTTTAGAGATGTTTTCTAAATGTGCTGCAAATAAGGATGGGTTGCATCGCTGGTGCAAGGATTGCGCTAAAGTTGCAAAAAAAAATGGTACGATAAAAATGCTGAATCAGAACGTGCTAAAGCAATGTAATATCATTATGATAACTATGAAAAAAACAAAGAATATAAGATTAAAAAAGCCAACGAATGGCAAAACAAGAACAAGGAAAGATATAAAGCAATAGCTAAAAAATGTTATGAGAAAACAAAATATACAAAGTTTTCTTGGCAAGCATTAGCAAGGGCAGCAAAACGAAATGCTGTACCTACATGGATAAATGAAGCATTAAAAGAACAGATACAAAATTTTTACATTGAGGCTAGGTTAAAAACTAAGGAAACTAGGACTAAATATGAGGTAGATCACATAGTTCCTTTAATGGGTAAAAACGTATGTGGATTACACGTTCCTTGGAATTTAAGAGTTATTACCCAGTTTGAAAACCGCAGCAAAAGAAACAAATTCGAGGAGTAGTCATGGCAGAAATGAGTAATTTTTTAGAGACAGCGCTAATTAACGCCACGTTGCGTAACACGAGCTATACAAGCCCTGCGACTGTTTATGTCGGTCTTTACACAAGCGATCCTACAGATGCTAATACTGGTACAGAAGTTTCTGGTGGTTCTTATGCTCGGACTGCTGTTACTTTTGGCTCTCCCAGCAATGGCACTAGTACCAACAGTGCTGCGGTTGAGTTCCCGCAAGCCACAGGATCATGGGGAACCGTAGCCTATATCGGTATTCTGGACGCTTCTACTAGCGGTAACCTGCTGTATCACACTGCTTTGGACGTATCCAAGACGATTGATACTGGCGATATTTTCAAGATTGCTATCGGCTCGTTGTCTGTGAACCTGAGCTAAGGAAGATAAATGTCTACTATCGTTACACGGGCTGGCAAAGGTAGTGCGCTTACTCATAACGAGGTAGATGCAAACTTTGTCAATTTAAACACAGACAAGATACAATCAGGTGACACTGTTGGCAGTCTTATAAC